GCAGTATATGTAATGGTTGTGACAATTAATAATTTCTCCAGGATAAAGAGTATCAAAAATACCCCGTAATTTTATTGATAATTGTATTGCTTTGAGTTCCGCTGCCAATTCATTTTTTGCCTCCTGTTTGGTATCTGTTTCCTCTCCTCTTGTCAATACTTTGGTTGTTGGTCTAAATATTGGAATCATGGTATTTATTGCTTTATCAGTCAAAGAAACCCCCTCGTTATCATCACTAGGTTGGCTTACAATATCAATTTCAGAATGCAAAGCCTGTCCATTGAATGAAAGCGACATTTCTAAACTATTATACTTATCAAAGAAAAACTTTGGCTTTTGGTCATATTCAGGTTGAAACAAAAGAACATTTCCAAACTCATCATGTGATAAAATAATATTTTTTTGGGAGCATAACTTTGCCAAATAATCTTTTACGCTTTCAGTTGGCCCAGCTGAGGTTCTACCAAATACACTTTTGCTTTTGGACTCCAAACTCTTCAAATCCGTTTTTTCCTTTAATCCTGTTTTAGCTTTTACAGCCGTATTGGCAAGGTTGGAAACATTTTTAGAGACTGAAACTTTTATTCCATAAAACCCACACAAACGAGTTGCAATATCAATCAATGATCGGTTATTCGATTCTAATGGGTAGTTCTTCACGGGGATAGTTACATCCTCCAAGATACCGCACTTGCTGTATCCAGAGAACACCACCAAGTTTCGCCCCTTATCGCTCTTGAAAACGTGATTCAGAATTGTTCCTGTAAAAATTAATTTGTTTTCTGAATTGAAAAACTCAATCGACCTATATTGTAGCGGCTTGAATATTACTTGATGCTCAATATTGTTAGCAACAAAATGGCTTGAAAATTCAAAAGTTGATCCAATGGAATCCAACTTCAAAGTTATCTTTCCGTTATTGAATAGGTTGACAAATTTACCATCAATTTTAATTTCCATGTTCTTTGTATTTGTTGTAAAAAAAATATTTTATTTCAAAAAAAAAATAATTTTTATATTTGGAATCTTACCTCACGCCCTTTTTTGACTAGGAATAACTCTCTCAATTTTATATTATTTGTTGCAACAAAATTAGCCAAATTTTCATCATCTGAATCCATACCCATGTACCTGTGAACTAATAAAATTGGATTAGTGTCTTTATCTACAACAATTATTCTTTCTCTTTTGGATTCAAACGAAAGTTTATATAAATTTGAGATTGTGTACAGGACTAAAGAACTCAATTCAGATTGAACACTTGCATCCGGATTAAAAGAATTATTCACATCGTATAACGATACTTTCAACTCATCTAATTTGGTTAAATATTTACTATACAAATTTACCAACCTTTGTGAAGCATTAAACACATCTGAAACCAAAACATAATCACTTGTTTCAGGCGTAACTAGAACAACGCTAAAAGAGGCGATTAGAGAAGCTGAAACGCTTTCAAAGTACTTCTTATCGGCAACACTCTTAATCGTTGATTCTAGCCTAGAATAAATACTCTCGTAGCTTGCTAACCTAGCTTCCAATACTTGTGCATAAGTTGTAGGTAAATCCAAAAATGCCTGAATGTTCTGAATTGCATTAAACGGATCATCCAATAAGTTATCAATTGCTTTTAATCCCTTGTTAAGCTGATTCTGAAATTCTGAATATGTAGAGTTATCCTGCATACTTTTCATAGCTCCTGACATATCAGAAATACTTGTTTTTAACTTAGGAATATCTGCAGAAGCAACAGGATTGTTTGTAACATAGGAAAGAGAGGCTAAAGCATAAAGACTTGTTCGCTTGTCTCTGGTATTATCCTTAATGCTGTAATTGGTAAATGGATAATCTATTTCTATGGACTCCCAAAACGGAATAGTAATTTCAACTAAATTTAGATTATCATCATTTCTTTTAAAGGAAAGTGGTTGCCCTTTTATGCTCCCGTAAATTGGATGCTCAACTTTCCAAGGACGTGAATCAGCAGCCGAAACCTCAAACTTTCTAACAATATCAAGGTAATCTAAACCTTGGAACCAAAACACTAAATTAAAGAACGGTGATCGAGGTTTTTTTCTATCAACCAATGTTCCCTTAACGTTTATGAAATCAAAAAGACTGGTATTGTATTCAACTTCCTTTTCTCCTCCTTTCCACAAAGGGAAATATTTTGAACCATCTCCTGTTTCAATGGTAAATTCTACGTTTTCTATTTCGTCATAAAAACTCATATTTCATCTTTTTAAATTAAAAAAAAATATTTTTATTCAAAGGTAGTAGTTTTTTAATAATTGTATTTCATATATTTGTCGAAGCAAGTAGGACTGCTATCACCGAACATTTTAATTCCCGATTATTTCAGGCGTCCTACCCTGTTTTAATCGGGTTTTATATTTTAAAATTATGGAATACTACAAAAATATAGATTTAGCACCGATAGAATACTTTTGTGATTTTGACCAAATTTAGAAAGTTGAGGAATGGAAAGATATTCCTGATTATGAGGGAATTTATCAGGTTTCAGACTTGGGATTGGAAAAAAAAGAAAATATTTAGGCTGTTTTAACAACGAGGTACAAGCGCACAATGCTTATCAAAATGAATTAAAAAAACTCTAATATATATATATGCTTCACTTCCATATCTTACCGAATTGAAATTCAGCATTCTTTTGGTAAAATGCCTCCATCTGCTTCTGAGTTTTTTGGGCAGCTTCCCGATTGAAATGAGAAGCTTTGGCTTTAGCTTTTTTAACCGTTCTATCCAACATTAACAAATCTGATTTTATTCTAAGCTTCCCTTTTGAACTGGTAATACTTTTTACCATTATCATTGCCCGACCTGATTTAGTATCTACCATTACAGGTTTTTTATCTTGCAGTGAAGCAAAAGCACTTTGAACATAAGCATTACCTTTTTTTCTAGCACGGCTTTTAGTTAATTTGCCCCTATCATAATATTTATTTCTCCTAACCAATCCACGCCCAGACCTTGTTGCTTTTTTATACATCATTCCTGTACTATCAGTATCTCCGACCTCATTGGCTTCCATACCATAATTTACCGCTTTGTTTGCCTTAACTCCCCGCTTATTTATAAATCCAGAAGTAGCTTTCATTGCCTCTACATTACGATTAAATCTTGCCCTTTCAACCCCAGTATTTGCCTTGAAGAAATTAGGCTGTTTTACCTTCATGTTTCTTCTGGCAGATTCTAAAATATTCTTCTGTTTCATTTCCATAGCACTATCTGTCAAAGTTGCTCTTACAGCTGAGGGGAAAGAATGTTTATTTATACGCTCTAGCTTTGCTGTTAAATGTATAACCGCATCACTATTAACATTAAACCTAAAATTACTCATAATCGCTAATTTTATTTGTAAAATTAGTCATTTATATCTATTGTCCAATTCATTAAAGCATTATAACATTCAAGGGTAATATTTGATTTATGTTTATCTGCTAGTTCTTTTATTCTATTCTCTTTGGATTTTTTATAAGCGTGAAAAGCATCAACAGGGCAGTCAAATGTGCCTAAATAAATCCTTTTATTAGACACAGACGAAATAGATACAAATTTACCATATTCAGTTTCACTTACACTTAAAGGCAATTTTCCTCTATTTTTTCCGCACAAAACAAACAAACCATTAATTTCAATAGGTACAAAACAACAAGTTTCTGGACTATAAATTTTGTTGCCTTTAACTAAAATATCTTTATCTATACGAAACCCATTTATATACTTTTCTTCACACCATTTAGCGAAATTTTGGAAATTTAAAAAATAACTACTAACAGTACACCCCCTATATGTAGGTCTTCTTTTTAATTCGGTTTCGTTGTAACATCTAGCAATCATTCCTTTCCACGTGTCATAAAAAACTTTGTGGGTTTTTCTTGAGTATTTACCATACCCAAAACATCCAATGCCATAAACCAAGGGATAGTTGTTATTTTTAACCCTACCGTTTATGAAATTATCATAAGTAACATTTTCTGAAAACATTCCATCGTCAAATTTTACTGTGGTGTTTTTGGCTCCAAAATATTCAATGATTTCCATTGAATGTCCGCTTTCAAAAATAAAAATTTCTCCAACTTTACTTTTTAATTTACCCATAATTATAATTTAAAAAAGAAAAACGCCCCAAGGATGCTCTGCAAAGCAATCCAAAAAGACGTTTCCTGATTTTTAATATTTTAAATGTTATAAATATTGCAGTAATTATAACACCACAAATATAATAATTTAAAACCATTTTTTAGCACATTCACCGCTGCTAAAATATACTTGACCATTAAACCCGAATAACTGCCCCGCCACCCCTGAATAAGTACCCAAAGAAATCTTCGCCCCGCTTGTCAAATTAAAGCTATTCAATACTCCCGAAATCATTGTATAAAGCAATCCAGATTTAATTACAGCGTTGGTTGTTTTAGCAAATGTATTATCAATGTTGGTTGTAGAAACAAACGTCAAAGTTCCTGCAACTCCATTATAAGTTAGTTTTGCTATAGTATATGAATTAGCCGTACTGTTCATTCCATTGGTCACAAAAACATTTCCTGTTTGTGCATATACGTAAGGACTAAAATCACTCGCACTTGAAAACGATGTTCCATATATTGTAACAGCAGTAGAAACAGTCAAATTACTTAAAATAAACTGTCTGAAAAAATAAGTGTTAGTTGAAGGAATTAAACAGAAACAAAGTACATATCCATTTAAAACAAAAATATCATTCAGCAAAATGGTTCCATCTGATAAATTAACTCTAATAATACTCTCTAAAGAATCTACACTTGGAACATCACTCATTAACTGCCCTGACTCTTGATACCACATTTTATTAGTATCATTGAATGCAACAGGAGTTCCCATAACTGCAAATACTTCCGTTGCAGAATCTCCAGATAAACTGGATAAAGAATAAGCCCTAACCCCACTTAAATCAATTATCACAAGTAATTCATCACCAGATTTAAAACCTGTACTTGTAAATACATATTCAGTATCCGTTGTTCCTTTGAAACTATATGAAGTTCCTGCAACATAATCCTCACTAGCTCTTGCAACAAAGAAATATTTATTTGGTAGAAAATCTATATCCAAATCAACACTCCAAGTTGTTAATGATAACGCTAAAACACGCTCAATATCATTCAGTTTATTGGGTAAAAGTTTATGAGCTTCTAAGATTTGATAACCTGTAGTCTCATTATCTTCTGCTCCTGTAGGGGTTAAACCAACCTCCTGTAAAATCTTATAATTATTTACAATATGATCGTTATAAACTTCTCTAACTACAGGCGTTCCATCACTAACATCGGTTTCGTTTATAATGGCTCCAAAAGGAAAATTTGCGCTTACTTCTTTAGGTATTGCTAGTTGTTCTATTGTTTTCATCTAATTTTTATTTTATAATTGAATTACTCTACAGTGTATTTTTAAGCTTTGAGTGCTAGAACCGTTTTCTCTTAATGCTACGTCAAATGTCGTTGTAGTTATTGGTTTAAAAACAATATTTAATGTTGTTGTATCTTGGGCGAATCCTGTTTGACTTTCCAAATCAAGTTGTACCACATAATTCAAATCTGCCATAGCATTAGCCATTGTACATCTAATAACTGAATAAT